GTAAGACTCGACGGACTGGACCATTCCTTCGAGCTTGGAAGTATCTGACAACTTGACAGCAATCAAACAGTCATCTCCCACAGCCATGATCCTACACTCCCCTCCTCCCACTCTGCCTAGATACTGCTTAACAGCCGCATAATTACTCATGCAGTTGATAATAGTATTCCCGACGCTGGTGTTGGGGTCGCCCGATTTTCTCGTGCCGACGCACTCGTACTTATAGAACCTAGTACGACCCTTGGTATTGCGCTGGAAGTCATAGGCCTGTTCCCAACACGACCTGACGCCCTTCCCTTCGACCAACCCATTGTCCCACTCCCGAAACACGACGTCTGCGAACAACTCGTAGACCGACTTTTCGGCATTGTGACACCCAATGGACTGCGTGGAATCAAATGAGCTAAAGTCATTTTCAAAGAAGGAATAACCCTGCCTCTTATAATGACCATACCACTCACCCAACTCCACGGGAGACTTTCCGCTACTGAAAGAGAACAAAGATTCCCTAACCGTACCGTCAGCCTCCTGCATGAACAAGAAATTGTCCTTAAAGACTTTTGCTACTGTCGAGCACCACCAACCAAGTTGACCTTGGATGAATGGATACTGCAGTCCCTGGATCAGCCGCGGTTTAGCGGCAGTCGCTGGCTTCTCTGGGTCCTGCAACCTCAATTCGTCTTTAAGGAAAGAGCCTCTCTCATGCCAACGTTTACCGTTGGCCACTAACACCTCCGACATACTTCCGGTGTTTAAAGCTCTCAAATACAAGTCTCGCTTCACTGGTCTCTGACCATCTAACCATTCCCTAAACCCAACAACTTCTTTGAAACGCTTGGCATACTCGGCGAAGAGCGGTGCGGACACCTGGCTCAAAGTGTGCCAACGACTAACGATAGTCGCGTTCTTAGGCATTGCTAAGTCGTGGTTTTTGTTTAGATGGCGGCGAGTCAGAGCAACTATCTCATTGTGTTTACTGTTTGTGCTAAATGCCACAGGTAGCAAATAAGCACAAGCAGGCCCAACGTGATAGAACTCTCCGACCTTCACGCAATCTTTCAAAGGTGGTACTTCCTTGACAACCACTGATCCTCCGATCACAGCATTGTCAGGTTCGAGTCGAGTGACCAACTTTGGTATCCTGACTTCGTCAGGTAAGGCGATAGCATTTCCTAGTTCGATTGCCTGCGCTCTGTCACCAAAGGCAGGTAGTAAATCGGCCAACTTGATTTCTCTAGTAAGCCTAACCTCTTGAATGCTATCGGCGTGCTGCTGTACAACTACAGCCAAGTCCACACCGGGTCTCTCCTGAATCGCTTTTGGCGGTGGGGAGAGTGCTAGGATAGCGTCTGTCACTGTGGAAACTTTGGAAGCAGAGCCCTCGGTCCGCATAACGTTTCTCGGGGCTGGTTTTGGTACAAGTTCAGTGGTAGTAGGGGATGAATCAGGAACAGAAGGTCCTGCGGCGGATGCTTGGGCACTTTGGCTCTGGCTCTCTCTTGGGGCTCTCAAGTCTATCTCTACCTCATCGGCAACAAGGGCCGGTACTACTACAGATGAATTGCTATTTACAGGAGGAGGGACGACCACATCACCTGTACCATCTACTTCTTCTTTTTCTACAGCTAAGACCAAACCGTGGACATCCAAGACGAAATCTTCGTCTAGTTTGCCCAAGTCGCGGAATGACTCAGTCCAACCATCTATGCACGAGAACACTGCAGACACAGCCGCCAACCCCATCGCCGGGAATAGCAGGCATATGAAAAACAGCCAATGACTGAACACCTTGTCTATAAGTGAAGAGGCTACAAACTTGTTAAGATTGTAGGCCTTCTTAAGTACGGGTTCCCCGATCTGCACGGAACCAAAGGTTTCCCTAGTCTGTCGAACTAGGTTGTCATTGTGTCTCACCATATAGGTGGCCGCTTGCACAGCCCTTACTATAGTCTCAACACGGAATTTCTTCCTGTCTACTCCATAGTAACCGTTCTGGATCACTCTATTTGATACCACTGATATCATATCAGATATATCTGATTCTTTAGTTTCTCTGTGAGAAATTCTGCCCACTACGAACAACACATCTCTCCACATTAACTCCGGAATTTCAATTTTCTCCGATATTCTAACCGAGGTCAAATCGCGCGGTTTGCATGCTAACCCAACATTCCATCCGATGGAAAAAGGTAGCAACTGACTCCAGTACTGGCCTCTTTCAGCCAGCCCAGTTCTTGCCTCTGTGTGACGCATATCTACTCCGGCAGAACGAGAGTAGTAGCCCCTAGCCTTCTCAACTCCAACGTTGAGCTCGATGGTCGGGTTCCACCTAGAAGGTTCGCGGCCAGTTCCACTTAATGGTGCAGAAACTACTCTGCCAAACTGACCCTGAGAACCACCTTCATGGGAATTCTCAACAAAGTTCCTCAGCCCCACCGCGGGCCTATCACACTCACGTGCAACTCTATTCTGCATTATTCACCACAATACTTGCAAATAGCCGGATACGAAGACAACAAAAACGAAGTTAATTCAAGGTTGGTACGCTTTTCTCGATTGCTCTTTGAAAACTTTACAGGTTCCGCCCTGGTGCTAGTCCTTGATACTCTCTTTCGCTTTTGGTGATAC